AAGCTTCTGTTTTGAGGTACTGCATCATGCGTGCGCCCGCACGGAATGCACTCTTCTCAATGTCACCCACGTCTTCTTGAGCCGCCCCGCCAAACATGAAGTTACCACCTGATGTTTCGCCAAGGCACAAGCCTTCGCAGATAGCGGAGCGGGGGCATGTGTTTACTTTGTCTGTAATCTTTTGGGCAGAAGCCAAACCCAAGCCCTGCGAGGCCACGCTGTTGCCATCATAGGAGATGTTGTAGTCACCGATACGGGTCTTTTCTAGCTTGCCATTCTCAGTTAACAGACTGCCAACGTTGTGCTCTTTCTTAAGAAGCTTGCGGGCGGTAGCAACTAGCTTACGGCGTTCTGTGGGAGTGGCGGCTTTGTAATCGTTGACAGCCCTAGTAATACGTTCTTCGTGATCGGAATACAAGAAGTCATCCGTAATCGGTTCTTTGCGGCTTTTCTGTATAGACTGCAACTTCATCTTCTTGGCAAAGTAATCACCTTCTGCCAATGGAATAAAGAAGTCTCTGCGGCCATTGTCATACTCTTCATCAACCTGAAGCTGATCGGGCGTGACGTAAACCAAGACGGTGCTACCGTCTAAATCTTGATCAAAGTTACCACGGTTCTTCAAGATGGCATCACCGCCAGACTCATTGGTCAAAAAGATTAATGCGCGACCGTCAGACGGAATCATCCGGTTCTGTGCAATACGCAGGGCATTTTCTTTGGTGGTGTGGTAATAAACAGTAACGGTTCCGTCCTTATTAATCGGCACGCCTAGCGTAGGATCAAAAGACAGATGCTTGTCAGGGTTGTAACTCTGTAAAGAGAAACGTGGTGAATCAGTCGGCAGTTCATCTATAGGCTCAGACACATACGGCATGATGCCGTTTGCTTTTTCGTAAGCCTTGGCCTGCTTCATTTGCGTCTGATACTCTTTGACGCTTAGGCGTGGGCCACCCTTTGTAGCTGTGCCAGCCTTCAACTCGCCACGCTCAATCTTGCCAAACACATCTTCAAAGGTTTGGAAGCCTGCGTCGTTCAATGCATTACGCAGCGCAACAAAGAAGTCGTTTAAACGCTTAAGCAGCGCAGCCAGCATTCCCGGCGGCGCTTTGGAGCTGTCAAAATCAGCAAACGCATCAGCGATTGCTTCTTCTGTAACCTTCTCCATGTCGCCCTTGTACAGGTCAACATAGGCGTCGTAGCGGGACATTTTCTGGCCCTTGTAATCCGCGTTTCTGCTCTTGAGGTATTTATCAATCCACTGATCCTTGGCCATGCGGGTCAGGGCAGTCCACTGCTCAGGGCTGAAGAACTTCAAATCCTTTAGGGCATGGATAGACTCATGGCGCAGAACCCTGACAGGGTTCTTTTCACTTAAAGCAATCTCGATCAGGCTGTCGTTGTAGGAGCCTTCTGCGTCCAATTTTTCTACTAAGTTCAGCTTGACATCGCCAAGTCCAAACTGTTTCAGAATAGGTTTGAGCTTGGCCTCGACCTCGGCCATCTGTGCTTTAGCTTCTGGTGTAGGCTCTAGCTTCTTAGCTTTTTCTTCTTCTATTTTTCTAAGAACCTCAGAAACCTTCTTACCCTCTTTGGGTGGGCTGACTCGTCGGTTTTGTTCGGCAGCGGCACGCTGTGCAAAGCCACCAGACTTCGTAGAAGACACAATAGACTCTAGAACATCATCAGGCAGTTCTGTCAGAATGCTTTCTTCTGCGGCCTGACGGGTAGGGAATGTAGCTGTTTCTTTGCCGTCTTTGACAATCGTAAATCCAGAGCGGGCAAGGTTTCTTTTACCAAAAGGTTTGCCTTGTAATGGCGTAGAAAATTCTTCTACTTTGTCATACAGCGCATTCCTGCGATCATCAAGAATTTTCTCAATATTCTTTTGACGGGCTTGCGCCTTGGCGTAAGCTTCTGTATCCGCTTCACCACGAGCCACCATTTCATCTAGTCGGCCACGGCTCTTGAGTACAGATGCTTCGTACTTCAGAGCTTCGTCCAAAGCCTTGGCGGCTTCTTTTTGACGAGGCCCAGTTAAGCGGTCAATTTCCGCTTGCACGTCAGCTTGATTGATGACCGTAGTTAAAGGTTTACCTCGGCCCTCTGGAGTGATGGCAAAGCCTTCTGGTGCTTCGCCCTCTTTGAGTTGTTTCTCAACAATGTCATAGCCTTCTGGCAGAGTTGTTTTAGCCGGAGGCACGCTAGAGGAGTTGCTACCTGTGGGTAGCACAATCTGCTCCCCGGTTGTGTTGGCCGGTAAGTCTTTGAGTGCTTTAAACGCAGCATAGAGCTGCGGCTGCGACATCTCTTCTAGGTTGTTTACACCAGTGGTTCTGGCCAAGAAGTCGTTGAAACCTTTGGTATCTGTGGCAACGTTCTTTTCCACTGCGGCGTCAATGACATTCTCGGGCGTGTAAGTTTCTGTACCGGAGTAGCCTGTCTTGGCTGTCAAAATAGAATCCAGAGCAGCTTTCTCGCCCTCTGGATTGACTGCGGTCATTGTTGCTTTGATGTCTTCTATGGAGTAAGACTGCAACAGGGGTAGCTTGTTGTCTTTGCGGTATTTATTAACGTACTGAGTGACTTCAGGGCCAAGCTCATCGGGGGTCAGATTACCTATGGGGTTCTGTAAAGGCGGAGTCACCTCTTCTGGTTCAAGGATCTGAGCAGGGGCGGGCAGGGCAAGAGTTTGCCCCATTTGCTGTTGGATTTCATCAGTCTGCTTCTGAAGAACAGCACGCTCTGCCGCTGCTTTGTCATTCAGATCTTTGAGTTCTTTGTCAAAGGCGGCCTGCTTCTTGGCTTGTTCAGCGGCCTGTGCTTGTTTTTGCTCTCGTTGCAGATTAGACATCTGTAGAGGAGACACAGCCAGACCTAATACAGCACCGACCAAAGCGTCGTGAGCGACCGTTCCGGCCAGCCCTTCCGTTAAATCTTTACTGATACCAGCTTGGTTTAAGGCGACGTTAGTGCCCACCTGACCAACCGCAGCCTGTACAGCTTCAGGTATCGACTCACCTAATACAGACAGGCCAACTGCCTTGCGATAGGTAGGAGCGTCAAGGGATGGCGCTCCAGTGCCTTTACTGACTTTTCTGGCTGCGTTGGCAAGAATGCTTTCAATACCAAACACACCCTCTAATGCACCTGCTCCACCTGCCACCGCCTGACGGGGCAGATTCTGTAATGAGAACTGAGCGGCCTCTTGAGCCTTTTGTTCAGCCACTTCAGGGGACTCGCCCTGCGCCAACAGGGCCTGTTTAACGGCCTCGTAGTCTTGGCCTTTCTGGCCTCCGACACCCATCAATCCACCAATACCGCCTGCGCCTCTTGCCCCTGCCAAGGCTCTTGCACCCAGACTTGCACCAGCGGCAACTTGACCACCGGGGATGAAACTACCTGCAATGATTGGGATGCTTCCTGCCAATGCCTGCACACCCGTTTGCAGCGGAGCCTCTAAGAAGCTACCAACCTTAGAACTCACATCACCGCCGGAGCGCTCAATCAGCTCTTGGCGACGGGCAATTTCTTCTTGACGGGCGGGGGATAGTCCCTCAAACGCAGACTGCTGTACACCACCTAAATACTGAGAGGCCGCATTGTCAACACCAAACAAGTTAGTCAGAGACTGAAGGCCACCTGCTAAACCTTGCTTGGCAGCAAGACCCACGTCTTTCAACTTACTGGGAGCGCTGGGCGCATCTTTTAGTTCTTGTGTGGTCTTGCCCGCCATAGGAAACTGACGAAGCACCTCAGCTTCAACCTGTCTTTGGGTTGCGCCTACTGGGCCTTCAATTTCATACGTGCGGCCATCAGGCGCTGTGATCTCGTATAAAGGCATATATGTTCTTACTTAGGACGTGCTTGACCAAAACCGGGAGTTGGAGCGTTAGGATCAGTTTGCTGGCCTTGAGGGCCTAATCCAAAACGAGCGCGAACCCGATCATATGCTTCTTGGTTTTCCTTTAACATTTTCTGTCGTTCTTCAGGCGTTTTAGCCATGTATTGGATCATCTTAGGATCATGAGGACGTTCGACCTCATATGCGTCGGCTATGGCCTTTTGTTGGCGCACATCTGCCGTTAGATATTGAGCGCCGCTCGCCAAGCTAGGGGCACGCTCCAATGATTCAGGCACAGATACGCCTGTAGATTGGAGATATTTGGCAATTCGAATAACTTCAGGATCCCGATTAACATTAGCGGCCTGAATGTTACTGGCACGATCTTGCTGTTTAAGCTTGGTAAGCTCCACTTGATTGGCAAATTCTTTCTGCTGAAGCTCCATGCCAATTTTTTCTGCGTCTTGTCTATGTTTAAACGCAGCTTCAAAGTCGCCACGGGCCTCTGCCCGGCGGGCGGCCTCTAACTCAGCACGGATCTTGGCCATGCCTAAGTCTTGCTCTCTGCGTATCTTCATCTGAGCGTTTTCACGCTCATCCGCTGCAACTTGAGCGGCTCCAGAGGAGCGACCAAACCCTGCAAACAAAGCACCAATGCCCTTTTGACCACGGGTGGCCTCACCCGCATCAATCAAAGACCTGAAGAAATCAGACTGAGCGCGGCCTTTTTCTTGCGCTGCAAACCTAGCGCGGTCGGCTTCGTCTTGTTTAGACAATTTCTCAATCAACGCTTGGAACTCGCTGCCAGCCAATCCGGGATTGGCTTGTTTAAACGCAGCAAGTTTCTTGTCATACGCATCTGGATCAGGTGCTGTGATCGTGGGGGGTTTTGGCATCGCTGAAGAAATACCACCGGGTACACCCATTGCAGGCATTGGGGGCATCGGAGCTGCCCCTGCAAAGTCGCTACGGCGAGTTGCTGTAGCGGGGTCGTATGCAATGCCTTGCTTTGCTGGAGCAACCGCCGGTTGCGGTAATTCAGACGCTCTTTCTCTTTTGAGACGTTCAGCCACTTCCGGCGCGGCAGTTTCTAAGAATTTAATCTTGTCTACCAATTCCTTTTGGTCTTTTAAACGTTGTCTCTCTGCATTTTTTAAAACATTTTGTTCTAGCTGTGCATTATAAAATTCTGGATTAGCAGCACTAAACTCATCGACAACCGCATCACCATTGCTAAAAGCAACAATACCGCCGCCTTCGGCAAATTTAAACATGTCATTTACAGGCAAGGCCGTCAATCCCCCGCCAGCCATTTGAGGCATCTCTTCCTCTAGCTGGGGGGGTTGAGGTGTACCTTCAGGCACTGGCTGTGGTTGAGCCATGATGCCTTGCTGCATCGCTTCATTGGACTGAGCCTGACGGGCTGCACCGGCCTGCATGAGGTCGGTAGCCTGTCCGGTTAACTCTTTCTCTAAGCGTTCCTTGACTGTACCGTCCGGCGCTTGAGGGGCCTTGGCAGACTGCTCCATCTGCTTTCGGCGGTTTAACTCACCCAAAGCCAAATAAGGGGGCACTTGAGCGCTTTTACCGTTGGCATACTCCAAGACATTCCTCATGGGCATGTCTTTAAGATGCTCCTGTACTTGAATTAAATTCATGTCTAATCCTTAGCTTAGTTGTAAACCAAGATTTTTTAATTTGGTCAATAGCTCACCTGCACCACCTATTGTAGAAGTGAGGCTACCAAGCCCGCTCATCTGTGCTGGTTGATTGCTGACCGTCGAAATGGGTAAGCCCTGTAGCATTGACTGTTGAAACTGAAGCATCTTTTGTGGGTAGTCTCTTTGGGCTAAGAATTCATTGTAGTCAGCGCTGATACCTTGCTGTTCAATGCCACGTTGCTGACCGCCTTGCTCGGCCATGAAATCTGCCAAACCCTTAGCCTGACCCTGTTCTAAATTAAACTGCTGTAAACCTTTGTCATAGGCAGTGGCGTAACCTTGACCAATGGTTTTGTTTTGCTCGGCCAGTAAATTACGATCCGCTTCAGACTGCATGATGGCCTGACGGCCACCACCATAACCACCAGCACGGGTTAACTGAGCCATGGAGGGCTGTAAGTTAATCTGTGACTGACGTCGCATCTCTTCCATCTGCGGCTGTAGGACAGACTGCAAATACGGGTTCATGTACTGAGAGGCTATGCCTGTGGGCTGTCCCTGTGTCGGCACATTCATAGGCTGAGTCTGCATAGAAGGGGGCTGATAAGCCCCTGTCGAGCTGAATGTCTGACCCAGTTGGCCGGGAAAGTTTAAATTACCCAGACCTTGAAACACCTTAGACTGAAGGCCAGACTCAGCGGCAGTCATTGGGCCGCCATAGACCTGATAGGGTTGCTCAGACAATGCCTCGGCTTTGCCGAGCATACTCGTTACATACGGGCCTGCGTACTCAGACAGGGTTTGCTGAGATGAGCCTATGCCTCCGGGAGAGGCGGGTGGAGCTTTTGGATCAGCCATGGTATTCCTTATGCGGGTAAATATTTATCAGCCTTACTATTGGCTGCGATGTTCTTCAGACTCTTACTGCGGGCTTTTTTAATGCGATCCATCATGGCGTAGAGCTTTCTGGCCCCCGCCTCTGTTGATCCATTACCCAGTTCAGAAACAATACGAGCAGGCACAACAAACTCGCCATCAGCAAGACGTGCGGGTTGCTTGCCACCAATGGTTGCAGGGATGTCATCAGACACACCATCACCGGGGCCACGGAGTAATTGTCCACCATCTGAGTACCCTCCTAAACTAGCTATACCGCCATCGGCAAATTTTTCTGGCTCAACTACAGCAGGCGTAGCGGCAGTGGCTGGGGTTGCAGGAGTTGCAGGAGCGGCGGCTTGTGGTGTGTAAACCATAGGAGAGAAGTACGTCACACCACCAGAGCCGGGACGGCGGGCAATGCCTGCATTTGGCCCCATGGCCGCCTGATAGCGAGCTTGTATATCCGCTAGAGGAGCTTTGGTTACGTCAGCAATTTGCTGCGGTGCAACACCGTATTCATTCATAGAACGCGCAATCATTGCATCGTTTAAACCGGGACGTTGCAGATAGTCCAATACCGCTTCATTGGACGGTGCAGGGCCACGGTTGACTGTGCTAACCGGAGGGGCGTACTGCGTGCGTGATGCTGTGTACTTAGGGATACTGCCCCTATAGCCAGCAAAACCACCACCGCCACCGCCACCAATACTGTTGAGCAAAGCCCCAATACCACCCACACTAGCTAATTGCGCCGCAGTGCCAGATTTGCCAGACAGTAGTCCTTTGAGGGAATCGAAAAGGCCCGGGTCGTAACTAATACTAGACAAAATGTCAGCATTAGATGGAGACGTGCCTAAGTCATTGTAGTAAAAGGGATCATTTCTAGGATCGGCAAAAAAGTCGTAGTCATCACCCATATTAGCCCCTTGATTGAATAATTTGCATAAGTTCGTCTTGCGTCATGTTGTTTCCGCTCGATGCCATGATTTGCTGTATCAACGCAGATATGTCATTTTCGTCTTCTTTGGGTGCTTGTGCAACAGGCATAGCTTGCACGGGCGCTTCTGCGCCAGCTTTAGTGACACTTAGCTCCTGATACGGAGCCATCATTAACTCTCCGGTGGGAGACAGTTGTTGTTTCTGACCGCCAAACTCTTTGCCGTAATAGAACACATTAGCCAGCGGTGCAAGCTCTGCAATGCCACCACCTTGTTGTGGCATCTGCGGCTGGTCTAGGGTCGGCTTTTTAGTTGGCTTTTTAGGCGGCTGTTTAGTTGGCGGAGTAACGGGCGTAACGGGCGTGACAGGTGTAACCGGCGTTGTTACATCTGGTGTTATAGGAGTTGTAGGAATGACTGGCGGTTCTACATACGTCCCGGGAATAGAGGTTCCGCCAACGGTTAAAACATTAGGTACATCTGTATTAATCTTAGTGTTAATGTTGGGATTAACAGTTGGGTTTACGGTTGGATTAACTGTAGGGTTAACAGTCGGGTTAACTGTTGGATTAACGTTAGGATTAACATTAGGATTAACATTAGGATTAACATTAGGATTAACATTAGGATTAACGTTGGGATTAACGTTGGGATTAACGTTGGGATTAACGTTGGGATTAACGTTAGGATTAACCGTAGGGTTGACAGTTGGATTGACTGTGGCATTGGCGTTTACAGCGGCATTGTTTGCCACATTAGCCGCAGTGTTGGCATCTACAGCGGCGTTAGCGTCAGTAGCTGAATTAGTGGTAGCCGCTACGTTGGACGCAACATTAGCTGCATTATTTGCCGTAGTGGCGGCATCTGTCGCCGTGGCTGCATTGGTCGCCGCCGCAGTAGTGTTGTTTGTACTGACATCTGCCGCAGTGTTATTGGCCGCTGTTGTGGCTGTATTTGCGGCAGTATTGGCGGTTGTCGCTGCGTCTGTTGCAGTCGTTGAGCCAGTTGTTCCCGTTGTTCCTGTAGTCGCGCCTGTGGTAGTCCCAGTTGTTCCCGTTGTTCCTGTAGTCGTTCCAGTGGTTGCTCCTGTGGTTGCACCAGTTGTTGCTCCTGTAGTAGTTTCTGTAGTGGCTCCGGTAGTTGTTCCAGTGGCTGGCGCGGCAGTAACAACGCCCGTAGAAGAATTAGTCTGAAGTTGAACGGTAGAGCCGGGGGCAACATTACCTGTATAAGAAACAATTTGAGCCGCACCAGAGTTATCTAAAACTATTGCGGTTCCTGTATTTGCATCGGTAGCAATCACAGTTCCAGAATTTACATTTGTTGCGCCTGTTGAGCCTGTCTCACCAACAATTGAAGTTATGTCTCCTATTGTTGTTTGATCGTCTGTATTTTGCAAACCTGAGTTTGTTAAGGTTTGTGTAATATCGCCTGCATTTGTACCAGTTGTACCAGTAACTACGTTTGTAGGGGCAACAAAAGTGCCTGTTGTTTTGTCTTGTAAAGAAGATAAGTTTCCACTGCCGTCAACAGACTGAATGCCTGCATTGTTTAATTCTGTATTAAAAGTGCTAGAAGCTTCATTAACAGCGGTTTGTACCTGAGAAACATCTACTACCGCCGTTGTTTTTCCACTGACAGCAGTTTCAATAATTGATTGAGTTAATATTTTATTAATATTGACTGGTTGCCCAGTAGCAACGGCAGTAAGCACTCCCGTGCTAAACACTTCGGCAAATTCACTAGCTGCTTGTACGCCGCTATTGGTAGCAACTTTAGAAGAGACTTTGCTTATTGCATTGCTTATTTTGTTAACCAGCGCCATATCAGTTATGCCGCCAGTAACCATTGTTACTGCACCTGCAACGCCAAACGCAATATTTGCGTTTCGTATTGTTTCTTGAGAGTTTAGATTTTTTTCCGCCCCCTCTTCTATTTCGTTGTTCCAAGCAGCGCCAGCAGATTCAGCGGCATTAACAAATACATCTAGACCAATACCTGCTTTTCTAGCTGTATTGACTGCCGTGCCCAGCCTTACTAAGTTGCTATAAAGTCCATAACCTAACGCTATAGGCAAACCTTCTTGAACTATTTCTACGGCAGCTACATTTAAAGATTTAGGGTTTTCTATAACAGAATCAATAAGTGCTTTGCTTTTGTTAACAAATCCTTTTGCGTTGGTTACATTTGTAACAACAGTTTGAACAGCATCATTAACACCCTCTGTATTTAAAGCATACGCAGCATTTTGAGCATCTTTGGCGGCATTGGTGATGGCATTAGTTGGGCCTGTTATTCCTAATCCAGACAGAGTTCCACCAACAAAATCTAAAGTTGAAGCATTTGCTGCGGTAAGAGTTGCTATAAACTGACGGGCAGCGGTTGAATCTTTGCCAAACATTGCCTCAAGAGCAGCCAATGTATCTTTGGCATACTGATCCCCTTTTGCAACGCTTAATGTTTTGTTTTGTTCAAATAATCTTTTACTTTCGGCGGAACTTTGATCTGGCCCACCGGCAACAATCTTTGCTAAGGCGTCGTTCTGAGCTGCCACTGTGCTTGAAGCATCAGTTTTATTGGCAAGGTTAGATGCGTTTAAAGCTTCAATTGTTCTGGCAGAATCTGCTGCAGGGGTAAGATCTGGACGCTCTGCTGCGGTGGCAGTGCTGTACTGTTTGCCGTTATATGTAAACGTCTGGTTAGGGCCAAGCGCTGCACGGGCTGCGGCATACGCGGCATTAAAATTAGGTGCGTTTTGAATGTCTTGAAGCGCGGTGTCTCTTTGAGTAGTGGCTAATGCTGCGTTTACATCAGCATTAGATGTGCCCAATGTGTAAGTTTTACCATCAAAGGTGAAGGTCGTGCCGGTCGGGTTACGCATTTTGGCTAAAGCGGCAGCTTGCGTTACATCGTCAGCTTCTGCATTACCAATAACTGTATTGTTGGCTGCGGCGTTAGCTGCCACAGCGGCATCTACACCGGCAAACTCACCACCAGCTAAATTAGCTGTTGTCGTGGCGGCAAGATTGTCAGCCGCAACAATTCTTTCTAGATCAGCAATTGTTGCAGCGGCGTTATTGTTGTCAATGGTGTACGTGCCACCACCAAACGTAAATGTATTTAATCCTGCATTTTGAGCGGCGGTGGCGGCGGCATTGATGTCAGTTGCCCCAGAACCGTCAAAAGTTAAAGATTGGGTAAGTTGATTGGAGATCTGAGTGTCAGTATCGTCGGCAGTATTTGCATCTGCAAATGATGCTGCGCCTGAATTATTTACCAAGCCAGCATTTTGCAACTGAGTGGTAAGGTTTGCATTCCCACCCGTAGCATTATTTACAACGGCATTACCAGCAGCAATGGCGGTGCTAATTGCTATTTGATCTAATGTCTGGCCCGACAACGCACCCGTTACAGCGTTGGCAACAAGGTTTTTATTAGTGCCGGACAGGTCTGCAAAACCGTCAATGCTACCTAGAACCGCATTAACTGCTCCGTTTAAACCGCCAGATGTTGCGCCTGCAACTACTGCATCACCAATATCCTTGCCCGTTGCTGCGGCTGTAACACCCGCCACTGTTGCTTTATTAAAAGAATTAGTTAAGGTATTGGTTATGTCTGCCGAAAAACCAAGATCTTTAATGAAAGAACCACCTTCTTTCATAAAGTCCATACCCGGAATTTGTGCGCCTACATAACTGACTGCGGCATTCTTAATTGCATCACCAATGTCGTTGCCGCTTAAAACGCTGATAGCCATGTTGGCTGCAATTTGTTGCGGTATAGACAAACCACCTGTAGCTACAGCTATAGCAATCTGACCAATTGGCCCTAGATCTTGCATTAAAATTGCAAGATCATTAGATGTAGCTTGTGTCGTATAGAAAATAGGAGTGCCATCTGCACCAAACTGCACTCGATAGCCGGTGTTGCCTTTGCCGTCAAACGTGCCGCCAAAAGCATTACCTGTCTGACGTTCGCCGTATGTACTGGCGACTTCTTGTCCAGTTAGTTTATTACCAAATACTTCTTGCTTGCCTACGGGGGCAACGTAAGCAATGCTGTCACTTCCGCTTTCACCGCCAGAAACAAACTCAGTTTTAACCAAACTAGGGTCAATTACATTTCCATTTTGGTCGGTATAACCAACAATTTTTTGAGCAATGATGGGGCCGTTCTCATCATAGCCCCCAGTATCAAACGTTTCAAAAACAGGTTGCACCGCAGCATCAACAGTTTTAGTAACCTTGCCAAACTGGTTAATGTCAGTAACACCTGTTTCGGCCATGATCCTAGCCATGTCTTCTGCATTCTTTTCAGCGGAACCTTTGCCCTCACCCTTCCATTGATCACTCGTTCCTTGTGAAAGAATTTGTGCTGTTAAATATTGCGTGGCCGCTTCCGTAGAACCTTTAAGAGCCTCAGACATCTGATCGCGGCTAACATTGGCCTCTTGCATTGTTTTTGCAATTAATGCAGCATCCGCATCTGGATTGGCGTTAAACCAACCTAAGATATCAGCATTAGAGACTTTATTAGCGGGAGCGGCTACTGGTGCAGCGGCTGGTAACGACGCAATTCCTACAGGCGCAGCTTCTACTGGAGGCGGCGGAGGAGGCGTGTACACAGGGTCTGGTGGAGGAGGTGGAGGCGTATAAACTGGCTCAAACCGGTCAGGCTCAAACTGTTGTGCGTAATAATCAACTACAGGCTCACTAACTGGAGCAGGCGGTGGCGTATAGACAGGCTCCGGAGGAGGTGGCGGCGGAGGTGTTGGTGGTGGTGGCGGTGTGTAAACAGGCTCTGGAGGAGGGGTGTAAACGGGCGCTGGCGGTGGTTCTACACCCGCATTACCAAAATAACCGCCAATGTCAGCCACAGAAAAACCTGTTGCACGAGACAGGTCTTCCATCGATACACCAGCCGCCGATGCAGCCGCTGCAATAGCAGCGGGGTTGTCTATGTTAGCTTGTACATACGCAAGAATTTCAGCATCAGATACGGCGGGGGCTGTATCTTCAAATACATCTTCACCAAATTGTTGTGCAAAATAATCAATAGCCATATAAACCTATTAAGAAGTCTTTATTCTGAGCATTTGACTGGTATCTTGAACGCCGTCTTGGGTGTCTCGATAAACATCACCCAACCTTAAATTAGCCAGATCAGCATCTGTTGGTAGGTTGTTTAAATCAAAGTTTAAACTTGTTGCACCCATTGGCCCGGGATTGTCTAACTGGTTAAAGTACAAACGCAGGACATTCGTGAGCTTGTCAAAATACTCACGTTCGTACTCCGTACCGGCCAACGGCAGGCTTGGTGCTTTGGCGTTAAGTTGTGCCATTTATCTGCGTCCATCAGCTCTGATGTCAATTCTAGGAGATCCTAGTTGCCACTGAGTATTGATCTGATTGCTGGCGATCTTAAAGATCATCTGCCGTCCCCGTATCCGGGTGTAGATTTGACCTGTAAATTCTTCAGTAATGACAAAGTTACTACCCTTGGTAACAAGGCCAGAGGCGGTATTCACAACGCCAGAGCCTGAGTTGGTTAAGCCAAATAAACTCATCGTCACCCTAGGACTGACGGCGGTTGGACTATTTGTAGACTCACCAAATGTTAAGTCAGGCACAATCCTCCAGACAAAACCAAAGCTGTTGCCGTCTTCAATGTCAAACTCGGAAGATGAGATGTAAGCGTCTAAAGCAACCGCTGTGGCTGTCTCGTTGTCGTTTAAACCATTCTCATGATCAACAAGGTTACGAGAGTACGTTGCAGCTATAGGGTAATCCCTTAATCCTGAGTCTAACCAAGCTGTCCTGCCCATCGTGCCGTAGTACCAAACACCTTTACCTTCGTTTTCTGCGTAGTTATAGATAACGTAGCGATCAATAGATGTGCTGGCTTCTGAGCAATAAAACCACCAGACTTCGTTAAAACCTTCGTTTAAAGCTGCAAAAACCTGTAGGTTTTGATTCTTGTTGATGTCACTAAAAATGAACCTGCGCAGGTCGCAGTTTAATGTCTGTACCCGGCCATCGTATTTATAGAACTTATCTATGCCCATCCAGTACACAATGCCTGAAGCAAGGACGGCTGCGTTCGGGCCATAGATGGATGTGTTATCACCCAAGAGTTGAGTTTGCCAGACAACTGGCGGGCCGAGGTACTGTAATGAATACACCGCAGAGTCTGTAAAAACAATCTGCTCCTGCCTTGACTGCACCACAGCAATGATCTCAGAGCCATGTGACAGCGTCACACTACCAGCTTGATTGGTAGGGAGTGGATTCCAGATAAGAATGTCTTCTTGATCCGACCAGCGTATTAACATTGGATTTAATACGGAGCTTCCATAATCATCGCAGCCAAAACAAAAAACAAATCTGGATGTATCTGACACAGCCACTAAATTAACCACCGAAGGTACTTCAGGATCTGCACCCATTAGGCTAGACACCAAAACACCTCTGGTGCTTAAACCACCAGTAGCGTCCCAATAATACAAACCACCGCCGCGAGGGTTAAATACTAAATCTTCACCAAAGTTCTGCTGGCTCCAAATTCTTAAAGCACCAAATACAGTTGCCACGGGAGCGCCATTACCCCATGTACCTAAACCCCAGCCGCCAGAACCCCAACCCTCTAAAACCTGTTGTGTCTCAGGGCCAACACTAATTTGATATGCAGCATTCACAGAAGCACCACCACCGGGAGAGCCAGAAACGTCTGATGCATTGGCTGTAGCTGACGCTGTAAATGTGTACGAATTGGCATCAATAATTGTTATTTGATACTCGGCGTTTAACACCGTAGCGGTAATATTACCGCCCAGACTCGTAGCACCACTGAAAGTTACAAAGTCCCCTGTAACAGCGCCATGCGATGTGTCTGTGACGGTAATAACGGCGGAGCCGTTTGTAGCCACAAAAGGGTTTGTATTGATTGTGCTGGATGCCCGGATGGGTGTGATGTCATAGTAAGCACCACCATTCTCAAGGTAAAACTTAAGGTTCGTGCCAAGACCAATGATGCTCCTGCCGTCCAGTAAAACCCAGTTCCACAAAGACCGGCAGATACCTAAAAATGTATTAGTAGAAATACGTACCCAACCACCAATCACTTCAGGGTTGCCCTGACGGAAACGAACCTTGTCGCCCTCATACCAACCGTTCTCAGTTGTATACCGTGTGTTCTCACGATTAACACCCGGGCGGAAAAGTATTTTTTTAAGTGGCATGAGCAGTCCTAGGATAGAAACAGTGCTTTTTCAGCGTCCCTGCGCTTTTTTAGCCCTAGGAGTATTTTGCCACCAGCCATGCAATACAGCAAGAGGGCATCGGCTGCGCCTTCCCAATCACCACGATTAATCTTCATCCGAATAGAAGAGCGCTGAAAAGCCCCCACTCCGGCGTTGAAGGCAAAGCTGACACACGCATCGAAAGCCCCTTGACGACCAGATAAAGCGGGAGCAAGTCTAAGAACACCACGTTCAGTAGGGACGACGTCATCCTCGAATAGTTTCTCGATTTCTTCTTTAGTCCAGACACGGTTGTCCTCCGGTTTCAGTGGCATCTCTTTGCGAATCATGGGTGTTTCTTTACCTTCTACCCTGATTACGGGCAGACGGATTTGATCTTGGTACAAAACATGGCCGTAACCAATTGTCCAAATGTGGGCTGGGCAGAGGTACGGCTTAGTGCGATACCCCTCCCACTGGTGCATCAACTTAGAGCCAGCTTCGCCCAGTTTCATTCGTCTTCCTCTTCCATGCTTTCGCGTATCAGTTGTAGTTTGACAAACTCCAATGCACCAATGACTGTTGCCATGTACAAAGAGTCATCGTATTTGTGTACTGTTTTTAGTACGTCTTCAACTAATCCGTCAACAAGTTTTCCTTGGTTTAAATTCATTTTTTGCTCCAGCTTCTACTTCCAAACCAAAAGCCAATAATTCCTCCAAGCATTGCCATCTCGTCTGTGGAGAAGATAATGTCAGATACACGAATCAAGTCCTCCATGCTCAAGACAAGCCGTGGGTTGCTGTAGACGTAATAGGCGATCCAAGCATTAATAGCGCATAGTTCAAGCACAAAGATGTAAGTGACCATCGGGCGCACAGTACCTACAAAGTTTACAACCCAGCGGCTGGCTTCTTCCATGATCTTTTTGTCGTGGTCATAGGCCGCTACAGTCATCTGAGCGTCTGTTTCCATAGCAATCTGGTCGGTGCGAATCTCTTCCATGCGCTCTTGGGCAGCAAAGCCCTGCGCCATCATCTGTAGCTGCATTTCCACTTGAACACGGGCAAGAGCTAACTCATGCTTCTGGTCAGCCTTGTTTTGGAAAAAGTCCAGTAGTTTGGGCAAGCCTGATATGAGCAAGCCGCCAAGTGTTGAGAATAGTGAAAGCATTACAGTCCTATCATTCCAAGTAGTTTATCGACAATTTTCCCCGCCAACTCATCCGGCAGGAAGCGGAGCAGTCCAAGCACCCACCATGCAATGCACAACCGCACAAAGACTTTAAGGAAAAGGTCAAATTGCTTTTGGTATTCATTCACCGCCCACACCTTGATCTTGCACACAGATCAGAAACTTCATTGATACCCCAACCAACAGCACCAATAAACATCACAATAATAACAATGGCAGCCGCCCATTGCATCTGTTCGGCTTCAGCCTCTTTGCGCCTTTTCTCTTCAGCGTTTAAAGCCGCCATCTCTTTGGCATCATCCCTGTCCATTTCAGCTTGACGGGCCTTGGTTGCATTCCATACGTCTATGCGACCAGCTTGCATGAACAACATTTTTAACTGTTCTTCAAACCGCTTGGCTTCATCCAAAGCCATTTCAATTTGCAGGGCCGCACCAAGATTAGACTTACCACCTGTACGCTTGGCCTGAAGCATGGCTTTCGTAGCGGTGCTCTTTGCATCAAAAAGCTTGGCTATTGACGGCGTTAGACCTGCCAGATCACTAGCAACTTTACTAGCTTTTTTAACGACACTGATTGCAGTTTGCAATCCTTCTAGCGCCGTGATCGGATCAATCATTTCCGTACAACCTTTTCCCACTGTAGGCAAACAACTTTGCGGTTATAAACATCACCCGTCCACGCCCACCGCACACAGCGGTATTCAGTCTTCCTGTCTTGGCTGGCGGCTCCCGGTAGAAACACCAAAAAAAGCATTAGCAGCCAACGCATTCATTACACCAAAGTCCATGCAATTATGTACGTGCCATAGATGACAAAGGCCACTATACAGGCCGCCGCAATGAATGCTTCAGCCCAGTCCCACATAGCTACACGAACGCCCCGGTTGTGCCCTCTGCATGCCCGAGTTGCCCCACAGGAAATGTATTAAAGGACAGACTAATTCTGATGTTGTCAGCCACAACGGGCGCTACATAATGAATTAAATAAGATGGAAATAATAACAGTTTTCCTGATACAGCCGGAAGCCACCACGAATTTGAGTTATAGATGTTGTGTTCGCTTGAGACTATTTCTAACTGTCTGTATGCGCCTGTTGCAAAATGCAGTTTATCTGTTGCATCAGTCTGTATATAAAACACCCCAGATAAAAAAGAATTTTGGTGGGCGTGTGAATGATGCGACTCGTTGGTGTTAGTGTAGTTGAACCATGACTGCGTAATTTTTAGTTTTACGTCGTACATAGGTTTATATACCGTCGTAAAATACTCTGCTACGCACGTATCAAGAAACGTCCTAATATCAGAAAAAACGTTTGAATCTAAAACCGTCTTATTCTTACTAATTTTGTTACAGTTATTTGGAACAACTATCTGCCCTTTTACAAATTCAATTTCTTGATCGGTAAAAGGACGGCCAATACTAAATTCCCCAACGGGTGTAGGGAACAGCATGTTAAGTTGCATGTTTAGCACCAATATTTTTATTAAGGTAAAAGTGGTAAGTTGTAAGTTTGTCTTAGGCGTTCTGAAGCATTAGGAATACCCGGTTTTTCATAATCTGTCAGCGTCCAAGTACTTAAAGCTGCAATCCAAGAATTCAAATCTTGTACTGCAACAGGGTCAGTTTCTTGTGCTAAAAGTGTTTGGGTAACTAGCAAATATCTTCTGTGTATAGAGTTTAAATATTCTGCTTGAATTTGTTCTTTTTCCGCAAGAGCGGCCCCTTCCAAGTCTTGGATAGTCCAAACGTCTTTAACAACTCCATCAACCCATTGATAGACCGGCCCTACCGCAAGTTGGGAGTACTTTATTTTTGGTGGCGCTACACGCTCAAACCGAGCAAACTCAGCCGGTAAATTGTTTACATCCACGTCGGGAAATGCTTGGCGAAAATTCTCGCCTACCATTGGATGTTCAAAAGGTTGGCCGCCAACAATTTTGATAAACAGTTCCATCATAAATTCCCTGCGTTGCTGGGGAACGACCTACCGCCGCCCCACAAAATACGTACCGCGCCGCCAGCAGATTGCCCGTCAATAACGCCGCCAGACCCTCCAAAATTACCCCCGGAAAGGTTTGCTGAAGATGGGCCAGTACCACCAGTCCCTCCCCCAGAGCCTCCGCCACCGCCGCCGGGAGCCTGTTGGAATCCACCGGCTCCGCCACCGCCGCCGCCGCCAGAACCGGGATTACCGGGCACATAGAATGCGCCGGATCCGCCACTACCGCCAGCGCCACTTGCTCCTTGACCATAAATACCAACACCACCACCGCCAGAGCCGCTACCACCGCCAGAAGCGCCGCCTCGTCCACCAGCACCGGCATATCCACCAGCACCAGAACCACCATCTGCGCCGCCGCCGCCGCCGCCAGCGCCTTGACCGCCATTACCACCACCATCACCCGTAAAAGAACCGCCACTGTTACCACCATTGGCCTGCCCACCTCCGCCGCGCACGGTTGCTGTGTTTATAAAAGAAGAATCCCCGCCATTTACGTTGTTATCTAGGCGCGGAGCCGCAGCGCCGACAATCACGGTATACCCCGTGCCGGGAACAACTGTAATATTATTCTTCCAACCTAAACCACCAGCACCACCCGAACCCAAAGAATTGTCAGAACCACCAGCGCCTACACAAACGACGGAAACAGATGTGACACCTGCCGGAGCAGTCCATGTATAAGTTCCGGGACTTGTGTACTCTTGTTGGCTCGGCGTTGCCTGTGTCGTAATGCTATTACTTGCAGCACTTGCCGCACTCTGTCCAGCAGAGTTAGTTGCTTTGACAGTGAATGTGTAATTTGTTACTGCGGACAAGCCTGTAACGTTAATAGTGCCAGAGCCAGCTTGAACCAATGTACCGGTTCCACCAGCGGGGTTAGATACAGCGTCATATTGTGTAATTGTAGCGCCGCCGTCACTTGCGGGGGCAGTAAATGTAACAGTTGCTGTGGTCGCTCCAGTAGCTGTAGCCGTGCCAATTGTTGGCGCTCCGGGAACAATCGCCGCTACAGAAGCTGTAGAATTTGAGTTTGCGCTTACGGCAGCTATTATATTAGTAGCTGTTACAACACAGCGGATTGTGTTGCCAACGTCAGCAGCAACCAATACATATGTACTAGAAGTTGCGCCACTGATGTTTGCTGTAACCCGTTGCCATTGATATGTAAATGTCGGCGCTGGCGCACCTGTCCACGTACCATTGGTTGTTGTAAGCGTGGAGCCAAATGAGGCTGTACCTGTGACTGCTGGAGCCACGGTATTAACTGGAGCAGCACTGTAGCTAGCCCCAACAGACGCCATCAAGATTCCACTCATGTTACGTTTCCTGTCACAACACAAACAGTACCAGAGATAAACAACACGTTGCAAATGCCGCGTGTTGCCAACGAAATTGTAGCTTTATCCGCATCAGTACCACCAATATACGCGGTGGTGATGGACATGGTCAATGTAATTGCGCCTGATGTGTTATTAAAAATAACAACGGCATCACCGGCAGCAAAAGTAGCGTTGGGCACAACAATTGACCCACTAGCGCCCACTTCAATAAACTCACCCACATCACCCACAGCAAGGGTGTAGCTAGTAGTTTTAGCTGAGCCAGACTGAGGGATTGCTTTGTAACCGACAAGATTAGTGCCGTCAACGGTGCAAGCTGAAAGTACGCCTTGTGATGGTGTTCCAAGCGCAGGGGTAACCAACGTGGGTGACGTTGCAAAAACAGCAGAACCACTACCTGTTTCGTCTGTTAAGGCGGCAGCAAGATTTGCCGATGATGGCGTGCCTAAAAATGTTGCTACGCCAGCGCCGAGAGATGTTATACCTGTGCCGCCGTTAGCTGTTGGTAGTGTTCCAGTTACGCCAGTAGTTAAGGGTAAACCTGTGGCTGATGTCAAAACTAAAGCAGTGGGTGTTCCCAGCGCCGGTGTCACCAAAGTTGGAGAGGTTGCAAACACCAATGAGCCAGAGCCAGTCTCGTCAGTTACTGCCGCCGCTAAATTAGCTGAACTAGGAGTGCCAAGGAAAGTGGCAACACCACTTCCAAAAGATGTAATTCCTGTACCACCATTTCCAACAGGAAGAGTTCCCGTGACATTGGTAGCCAGATTGGTAAATGTAGTTGAAGTTGTGCCCGTACCACCAGAAGCAATTGGGAGCGCAGAACCCAGAGTCAAAGAGGTGAAGTACGAAGCCGCATCAACGACGTTTGTGCCGTCGTTGAAAACCAGCGTGGCCTTGCCCGCAGGAACAGAAATGCCCGTACCTGAAGTGTTCTTCACTGTTTTAGCGCCAGTGCCGGTATTATTGATAAGGTAAAACTTCTCAATCTGGCAACCAGAACCCAGTATCAAGTTACGCACAGAACCTATGCCCGAAGAACTTTCTGTGATGTTTAAACGTAAGTTTCTAGCCGATTGGGATGCTGCCGAGTCGGTAAGCGTAATTGTTACGTCTGCGTCTGTTGCAAAATCTACTGTGGCAGAGCCTGTAATAGCCTCACCCAGCACTGCGTCGCCCAGATTGACGTTGGTAAGGTTACCCCATTGACCTGAGTTCTGTCCTGTTTCAAGCAACTCTATTTTAAGTGCTGACCATGTTGATGCCATTTTTAACTCCTAGTTCGTTGCGACTGCAACCCAGTTGGCAGTCTGTGTATCATCAATTACATCCCAGAATGGTCGTGCAGTCAATCCATCTGTACCTGTTGCTAACTCACTAATAGAAGCTACAAAAGCTGCTGCTGCTATCAAAGTGTCTGCACTTACTGCGTTTTCAGTAATTGCGCTGTTAAATGCTACTTGTGCCGTAATTACATCTGACCCCGTCGCGGTTTCTGTAATTGCCGCATTAATTACCACTACCGCTGTTACTGCATCTGTTCCCGTCGCCGTTTCTTGTATATCTCCAAAATATATAAGACTTCCGGTTATGTTATCTGTTCCGGTTGCTGTCTCTGCAACTGTAGCCGCATACACAGGCACGCTAGATACCACATCCGATCCAGTAGCCGTTTCGGTTACCGTTGTAGCATAGTTAGGTGTAGATGTAATTTCATCGCTACCTGTAGCCGTCTCAATAACCTGTGCCGCGAACGCTGCTACCGCTACAACATCGTCTGTTGCCGTTGCCGCTTCGCTTACTGTTGGATTCAGCGTTAAAGTAGAAGCTACCGCATCAGTAGCGGTGGCTAACTCACCTTCTCCACCCCACGAATTACTACCCCAACTGTTTTGCCCCCAAGCCGTTCCAGCAATCGTTGCCGAATAAACTTCCCCGCCTATTGTTGCACCTGTACCCGTAGCAGTTTCGGTAATTATTGCCCCTACAGAAATAGCAGAAGAAACCGCATCTGAACCTGTGGCAGTCTCTGTTACCGTGGCGGCATATAGCGGGCCGCCTTCTATAGCGTCTGTCCCTGTTGACGTTTCCGTTATGCTTGAGGTAAATATCTTACCCGCTGCAATTACATCTGTGCCTGTGCCTGTTTCACTGACAGCGGGGGCTACACTTAACGTGGAGCTAACCGCGTCTGATCCTGTGGAGGTTTCGTCTACGGAGCTAGTGAAGGCAGTAAAACCGCCCCACCCTTGTTCGCCCCATAAGCCGTCACCCCACCCAGCCATATTAAGCCGCCAAGCTGAATGTATAAGTCACAGACAAAGTATCGCTGTTTACCACAGAGCGGTCGCCGGGTGAGCCAAAGTCAGCCGCAGAGAACAATGTTCCCGTTGTACCACCCTTAGTATCGTTGCTCGTCAAAAACGCACCGCCAACTGTTGTTGTGCCGTTGATGTTAAACACTGCGGGAGAAGCTGAGTTAGTCACTACAGAAGGATCGGCAGTTGTAGCGGTTACAAACGTGGCAGTCACACGGGTTCCGTTGCTGTAAGCAGTAACTTCTGTCCAACCAGCATGGGAAGCCATTGTGTCGCCCGCCGCAGGTGTATTAGAAGCGCCAGCGCCGTACAAACCAAGATACCAAGTGGTAATCTGGCTCACTGAGGTCAAAGCACTGCCCGCCATATATTGGAGGCCAACGTTGACCACCAAATTCTTAGACTCGGCAGACCACTTCAAGTTGCCGTCTTTGTCGTGGCATTTGATTTCAAATACGCCTGTAGCTTTTGCGTCCTCACCGGCTTTGGTGTTACAAGTCAGGCCACTAGAAACAACGTCAGTGGCTTTGGTTTTTTCAATAGTCATAATGACTCCTTAGTTAGAACTACGAATTAAAGCAGAAGATGCCGTGTTAGCGGGCATCACGATTGTAAAATTACTTGATGTTTTGTCAGACCCAAAATCCAATACCGCAATAGATTTATTTGCCTGAGTAACATTGTAAATCAACGCACACCGAGCTGTCACTGAGGCGTTGAACACAGCATCATTGAAGTTCACAAAGGCTGTGTACCCATCAGAGCTGATTGTGACCCCGGACAAAGTCACGCCGCCCGGCGTGTACCCACCACCACTCACCTCATTGGTCGAGTTGTATTCAGTTGTGCTTTCATCAAGATTTGCACTGGCTGTATACAAAGCAACCTTCAAGGTGTTTGTAGACAGGTTATGAACACCCGTATACAACTGTAACTTAAAGCTGGTGGTTTGAGTCTGTAAGATCATGAGACAGGAACCCTTACTTGGCCATCTCGGTAAGCATCACCGCGCTGCTTGCCGTCGGCAAGGTTCTTATACAAAGCAATAGCTTGGACGTACCGTTCTTGGTACAGTTTCAGCATGTCTGCTTCACCCTTCATGTAAGTGTAAGCTTCCACCAAAGAGCCGTACAACAAGGTTGTATCAAAGTTATCGCCCAGCCAAGTCGTACCGGCAGTCACAATAGACTCTGGGTAATAGTAATAATGTAGTTCTGCGGTGTAGTTTGCATTGGGTGTCGGGCCAAGGATGAAAGTCAGCTCCCGCTCGTTGTCTGACCGAGGGCCAAAAATGGCGTAGTGTTTAGGCTCACCAAGCTGGGCCGTCAAAGGATACGCTTCACGAATGAAGTTAACGTCCTTGTTAAGTAGGTACAGATTGTCACCTTGGAAGATGACTGTACCTGACACTGTACCGCTGTTGGCAACCGTCAGTGTGACGGTCGTTCCCACAATGCCTCTGACCAGTGCGTTGACACCAATGCCTGTACCCGTTACCTGCTGACCTGCAGCGATCCCAGCGGCACTCGCTACCACAATGGTTTTAAGCCCAGACGTACCCGTCGCAGTTGTTGAGTTGTTTGGAAATATGGCAAGGCTGTAAGCAGACAAAAAGTCCGTAGGACACTGCAAAAACTTATTACCAGTGGTTAAGACACCCGTTACGTTTTCTCTTAAAAACGAAGGCTGTGCCACGTTGTAAATACGCTGCTCCGCCTGCCTAACAAAGACAGGAATCTCCGCCACGAAGTCTGTCTCCGTGTTCTCGGTATACGCTTGAATAGCGCTAACGAGGTCTGCGTAGTTCATGCCATCGGGCCTCTGGCAATTCTACCTTTGGTCGCTGCGCCATTACCGCGTGTAACGATACCGCTTGTCTTGGCCGCAGGAGGGGGTCTGCGGTTAATGCCAGCTACAGACATATTGACTGTGCCTGCATCACTCCGGTTAGGGCCTGACGCGGCTGAAGGTTTGACAGGCTTGCCTGTCATTGTGTGAGGAGGTGCATACACAGCCGCATCACCCACCTCTTTGCCCATCATTTTTTTGCTAAATTTAGCCATGATTAACCTCGTTTCTGTGCGGCAATCTTTGCCAAACCACGTCCCATAGACAACATATCAGCATTGGTTTTACCTTTGCCTTTGCCTTTTCCGCCGCGCATGATGCCAACTGCGGGGCCGCTATCGCCCAAATTTTTGCCTTCGGTCTTGCCTTTTTTGGCAATGCCGTCTGCTGATCTTGTGTAAGCCATGTTTAAACCCCTTAAGATATAGATACTGTACCAACAAATGTTGTTGCCACCAAGTAGTTTGGAGTCAACGCCTCATCAAAATTACTAGCCCCGCCAACCGGGTTCCAGCCCCACTGAATGTCTCTCGAACCACCAGATAGATTCCCAGCCGCATTCACACCAGACGTCACATATGTTGTGTCCCTGCGTGGGTTACGCAGTGCCTGCGGATCATCCACCGGGAACGTTCCAAGCATCAACTGAGGCTGATCTGGATCCCAACACTCAGGACAGACTAACAACTCGTATTTACGCTGCTTAATGATCTCCGTCTTAAGCTGCTTTAGTCTGAACTGCTGACCACAGCGGTCGCATTGAGCAATCGCTATTTTGCCAGAAGCAAAACGATTACTCATTAGTAGCTCCCACCAATGAACATCTGACGGGGCACAAATCTTACCGCAGCCTTTTCACGATCCTCACCAGCGGCCAAATCAAACTGCTCGTTGTACACGCCTTTAAGCATATCTAACCGGGGTGCTAACTCCGGTACTTTCATGGCAATGTGATACGCAAGTCCAGCCACTACACAGGGCAAGAACCTGAAGTTCATATCCGCAGTCTCAGAGCCTGCTCCCGCGTCCTGTACACGCCGTAAACGGTAGTACACAAACTGATATGTTGTGCTGTTATCTGGTGTAGGCCACACAGTCACTGCTGGTAGCTGGGGCACAAATACAGCGATACCATCTGCGTGAGTTGCAGCGGTTGTATTGTTCTGTCCACGGAACACCCCACCAAGGGTGTTACCTGTGATGAATGTGTAATAGATGTCTTCTGACTCTAGACGGATAAACCCCGACCCGGCTAGTCCAACCACCGTGTCAAGCGTGATCGTCGTCGCTGTGGCTGTAATGGCTCCGTTGAGGTACGAAGTCGTCGGGTTAACCTGTCCAGAAAGTCTTTGAATAAAGACTTGGATGGGACGGGCTTGTTGAAGTTTGTTCGGAATGGTCGCATAGGTAGAAACACTGATACGTGTAATGGTGAGGTCAGCCTGTGTAGATGCTGTATTTGCACCTGTTCTAATCACATGTTCCAGAAGGTCTATGGTGTCCAGTGGTAGGGCGTATGTGTTTAAACCCGGAGTTAAGGTGATAAAGCCTTGCTCTATCGTCCACATGTTGATGCCACGGTTCTGCCACTCGATGGTCATGAGATTCATAGACCGCCGGGCGGTCTTGAGGTCATAACCAGAACGCATCTCTCGGCCAGCACGCTCCCAAGCCTCCTCGGCGATCTCCGTGAAGTCCATATTGAAAAGTGTTGAGCCGGTAGTGGTCATCTAAAGCCTGCCGTTTTCTTTGCAATATTTTTAGGTTGAGCTACAAACTGTTTACCAGAGGCTTTGCCAGCTCTCTTGGCTTTGGTTGTAGCTGCGTATTCTGCTGAGGTTAAAGACTTAATGGCTTTTTCAGGCAAATATCTCTCACCCGTCTTGCTTGACGGTTTACCAGACTTGGTGCGCCATTTCTGGTCGCCCCAATCTTTAAGAGATTTCTGAGGAGCTTTCAATCTCTGTAGCCTCCGCCTGCTTTTTTATAGCGCTGTGCCACCATTTGTGCTTTTCTTGCGCTCCATTGCCCAGCGCCAGTGCCTGCTGTGGCTTCTGCTTTTACAGCGTTAAAGATTCTTTTACGTAGTTCTGGCTTGGTGTAGTTGCCTGCGGCGTTAACCGTAGACTTACCGCCCTCTGCCATCTTCTTAGGTTTTACACCTTTGGCCTTCATAGCAATAGCTGTGGCCGCTTGCTGCGCCAAACCACCAGCAGCTTTAACTACACCGCCTTCTTTGTATTGAGTAAAGTCAGTGTCGTCCCGCCGGGCTTTCTTCTTGCCTTTGGGCATTTTATTGGGGAGCATGGCTCCCATACCGCGACTGGACATCATAGTTACACCATCTTTCCGCGAGTTTTGCCTTTAGTGACACAGCCATCAGCTCGTTTAGAAGCAGAGCTTACTTTGCCGCCTTTTGCATAGCCCATAGACTTGATCTTTGCACGATCTTTAGCGTCTTTAGCATCTTGGATGGACTCTTGCATTGCGTCAAAGTTAGCGGGCTTCTTAATGCCACGAGACTCACGCTTCATTTCAGCGTCAGATTCGCGTTTAGCATCAGCGGCCTTTTCACG